AAACGTACCGGTAAACATTGGTACACACACGAGTCAAGATACACGGCACAGTATTACGCAAACGAATACAGTTATCGAGAGTCAGACAATACGCCGTCAATGGTGGTCACACCGCTCTATACCGCACCACCAAAGCGTGAATGGCAAGGGCTGACGGATGTGGAGATCTTTGATGTTATCCGCTCATTCTGTAAAGACGATGAAGCAGCAGAGATGCTGATTAACATTAGCATGGATGAGTACCGTGCCATCGAAGCCAAGCTGAAGGAGAAGAACACATGAACCACCCGTCAGGCTTAACTTGGGAACGCTGGCACTGGCCATTCAAGACCGCGCAAGAGCGGGCGATCATCGCTGCATGGCGGGCGACAACAGACGTCAACAACGGGAGCATACCGTTTTGAAACTCAGACCCTACCAAGAGCAAGCCGCTGACTTCTTGTTCGCCACCGACCGCGCCATGATCTTGGCGCCAGTTGGTGCAGGCAAGACAGCGATCACGCTGACCGCAATGGCTGACATGCTCAGGAACAAACACGTCAAACGCTGGCTGGTCGTAGCACCCAAGCGTGTCTGCACCGACGTGTGGCCAGTCGAGTGCCCCAAGTGGGTGCCAGACGTTACGATGTCCGTCGCTGTCGGTACACCCAAGGCTCGTGCGGATGCGCTTGCCGCCAACACACAAGTGATGGTGATTAACTACGACAATTTGCAATGGCTCTCAGAACAAACGCTTAACTTTGATGGCGTGGTGTTTGACGAGTTGACCAAGTTAAAGAACCCCAGCGGTAAGCGGTTTAAAGCGTTCCTGCAAGTGGCTGACACGATGCCAATCCGGTGGGGGTTGACCGGCAGCTTCACATCTAATGGCCTTGAGGATGTCTTCGGTCAATGCAAGATTGTGGACCAGTCGTTGCTTGGGCGCAGCAAGGGCGCCTTCATGCAGCAATACTTCATCCTGATGAACCCTGAGTACGGCGAATGGTTGCCACGTCCCGGGTCGCTGGCTAAAGTCATGGCCAAGATTAAGCCAGCAACTTTCGTGCTGGAGCCTGGTGAATACAAAGACAAGCTGCCACCATTGAATGTCGTGCCGATGTACTGCACGATGCCGATGGACGAATACAAACAAATGAAGCGTGACTTCGTGGTGCAGTTCCCGGATGCGCAAGCCATCGCCGCCAACGCTGCGGTCGTAACTGGCAAGCTGCAACAGATGGCGTCTGGCTTCGTGTACGACAGCACGACGATCGCCAACGCTGCCAGCCCGGGCAAGTTCACCACTACCAAGCGTGCCATCTGGATGAGCGGCCACAAGTTCGACATGCTGGATGACATCTTGCAAGAGAACCAACGAGCCAACACCATTGTGGCGTACACCTATCAAGAGGAACTGAACGAGTTGCAGCGCCGCTACCCGCACGCCGTCACCTTGGATGACGCCAACGCTATACAGCGCTGGAACGACGGTAAGGTTGAGTTGTTGCTGGTGCACCCGAAGTCAGCAGGCCACGGCCTCAACTTACAAACAGGTGGTCATCACATGGTGTTCCTGTCGCTGCCGTGGTCGCTGGAGCTGTACGAACAAACGATTGGGCGGATACATCGTGGCGGTCAGACGCATGACGTGTGGTGCTACCTGATACTGGCAAAAGATACGATTGATGAACGGATCTGGGCGGCGCTTAATGATAAGCGTGCGTTGTCTGATGTTGCAATGGAGGAACTAAAGTGAAACTAACTGAGAATCATGCCACGGTGTTTGCGTTGGATCAAAAGCGCTCACCCAGCTACGCCAAGCTGGCGTTTCTAATGAGCCGAGGGCATAAGTTTGACAAGAACACCGGCGGTGTAGCACTTGGTGCTACAGACGTCACGGCATACAAAGCCTTGAAGGCAATCCACCAAGATGGCTACTCGCACATCTGCGGCTGGAACAAGAGCGGCACGTTGTATGTACCGCAGTATGCGTGGGGGCCAGGCGAGGATGTGCCGCGCCCCGTATCCAAGTACAGCGTGTACAAAAGAAAAGCGCCAGAACGTGAGCAGGCAAAGAAGCGCAAGAAGGTTGCGCTAGCCGAGAACCAGATTTTTAACTTGATCGTGGGGAAGTAAGATGGATGAAATCAGGAAAGCCTTTGACAAAATCTACGGCGACATGAGCCTAAGTGAAAACGATGTCGCCTTCTACGTATTCAAGAGCGGCTGGGAAGCGGCGATGAAACACACGCATCAAGAGGCAAGTGATGAAGTTTAAGATGGGCTTGTTAATGGGTATCTGGATTGGCATGACGGTTGTCATGCTGTGGTACATCAACACTTAGGAGACAATCATGATCCGCCATTTCTGTGACACTGAGCGTTGCTGGGTAGACTTTGAAGGCATCTGCGGCTGGTGCAACAAGACCGAAGCGCAGGCGCAACAAGATTTAGATGAAGACAAAGCGGCTGACGAGCGCTTTCGTCAGATGGTCAAGCGCATGGAAGCGGCGGCGCGTACTGACATTACGGACGATTGAAATGAAACGATTGGAATTATGGCGAGCGAAATTGAAGGCCGCACAGGCTGAGAAGCGCATCGTCGAGCGGCAGTTCAACGCCAGTTCACGAGCGCTGGCACGTTTACTGGATGAGATACACCTTTTGGAGAAGAAAATTGAAGGAAACATGGCGAAGTCTAAATCGAAAGATTAACCAGCTAACTGAAGACGAGGTGCTGACGCTGCTGGACGAGGAGCGCCGCGTCTATCGTCGATCTGCGGTGCTGGAACGTTTGCACCAGCGGTACTGCAACCTGAGAGCGGCGCGGGAAAGGATTGAAATCATGCAGGAGGCACAACGGCCATGAGCGATCCAGTTGATCATCCTAGTCACTATACAAATCATCCGTCTGGGATTGAATGTATACAAATTACGGAACACATGAATTTTTGTTTGGGCAACGCCATCAAGTACATCTGGCGGGCTGACTTGAAAGCTGATGCCATTGAAGATTTGAGGAAAGCCGCTTGGTATTTACACCGTGAAATCGAAAGGAGAATGAAGCATGAGCGCGGTCAATGAGAACGGTAAGCTGGTGTCCAACACCGAATACAAAGGCACGACGATGGAGAAATTGGCGACGCGCCCTGGTAGTCTGGACGTACTAAAAAACCCCAGCCGGTTTGGGTCAACGTTGCGCCCGCCAGCGGGCGTACATGAGTGTGATACTTGTGGCCAGATCAGTCATTTAACGGCTGGTTTGTGTGACTGGTGCTACAAGACATATGAGGCAAACAAATAATGTTGTTCGACCTGATTATGGTTGCGCTTAACTTAAGCTGCTTGGTGTTGCTGGTAGTCCTGATCGTTGCCGTTGTGTATTTGATTTTTAACCATTAAGGAGTACGACATGAATGAAGATAAAATTTACACGCCGGGTGTTAAGACTGACATTGGGGCTACCTTTCGCAGGCTGGGGTGGACGCCCCCGTCAGAGGATCCGGCGACTGTGGCGAAGTGGGAGTACTACAGATCGCTAGCGATGCGAAGCTACCCAACCGCAGATCAGGCAAGCAGCGCCACCGCGTACTGATCCATGCGCTCTTTGAGATGCAGCTTGGCCGGGCCATTGACGAGAAGCGTTACCTCGTCCATGTCGCCCCGGTCAGCTGCTTCCAGACAACCGTGCGAGGCGAAGTACCAAGCCGCTGAGAGCGCCGCATACTTGGGATCCGCCAACCGTTCAGGTTGCGTGACAAAATCCACGCCCAACGCGTTGGAGCATTTCTGGTAATTCGTGCGCCAAGTTAGCTGGATCAGCCCACGCCCATGATAGCCGTCGTATAGCTTTTCAGACAACGCCTTGGGGTTGCGTACGTAGGGCTCCGCTTCCTCGGCAGACTTAAAGGCACGCGGAAATATCTTGGCCAAGCGCTCAGGGCTGATGTAGTAGAGGCTTTCTTCTACAAATCGAAGGTGGCCAGACTCGACCGCCACTGTGGCTAGAAACGCAGCAATCCGAAAATGCGTATTGATTTCGAATTGCTGCATTGCATCATTGAGTTCATGATGGTACAAGCTGGCGTCTTCGACGCGGCTTGTGGCCGCGTATGCCAGTTGCTCTAGCGTCAGCGGTAACTGATTCATAGCTGGCTCACGAAAAAGAACGACGTTTGGTTGTCGATCAGTTTGGTGCGCTTAAAGTTGTTCACGACACGCGGCACGACAGCGATATTTTCTTTGACGTGCAGCCCGCATACGGTTTTGCCGCGCAACGGTACGATGTGGTCTACATCCCATGGCACGCCAGTCAGCGCCTCACGACGCTGCGCCAGTTCATACGCTTCTTGCACAACAAACCAATGGTTGTCGTCAAACCAGGCAGGCGTCGCTCGCTTGATGTGTTTCTTTCGTGCGGCAGCGTTACCCAAATATTTGCTTTTGTTTTTCTGGTAGTGCTCACGGCCATACGCCATCTTTTGATTGCGTATGGCTTCATAACGCACCCGCATTTGAGCCAAACATTCTTCGCGCTTAGAGTAATAACGTTTAGCCGCACGAGCCATTGTCTTTGGTTGATCTCGTCGCACGTACTGAGCGCGGCGGCACTCTTTGCAGTACTCGTGGTAGCCGTCCTTGCGGCGTTTGTTCTTATGAAACGCGCTTAGATCTAACGCACGTTTACATTCAGAACAAACTTTAAGCATGGCTATGCCTTTTTACGCAAATGGAACAGAGTACGGTCGGCAAACAAGTAGAAACCAATTGCAGCCGCAAAGTTATCAAGCGAGTCATTTGACTGACCCATGACGTGAAGCGTTGCCCACGTTCCAATAACTATAACTGCAATCGACGGTCTCATCAACCTTACCGCAGCTTCTACCCAAGGATATGATGGATTAGACCCGCCAGCTTCGTTCATCGATTTGAACATGTCTAAATCTAGCTGCCGCATCTTGACGTAATCGTCGATGTTGGTCGGCTTGAATCCGTCCGGTGCGATGAAGCGCCCGATCAGGGATTTCCCTAAGTCAACGGCCAGTGGGCCAAGTGCTGCTAGGATGGTGAATGGATCCATGATTACCTCGCAAGAGCGTTACGATTCTCAGATTCAGGGGCTAGCATGTTAAGCCCTGCTGCACCAGCAGCGGCGGGTGGCAGACCAAATGTTTTGGGGTCTGCAATGGCTTTCAACACGGCGCTGCGCTCTTTAGCGGGGAGCGTGTTGAGCAAGTTAACCGCGCTTTCACCGTTGCGCAAACCTTCGACAAGATTGTTCATTAC